GACGCCGACGAGTGCGCCGATCACACGGACGGCTGCGCCATAAACCCACTCGTTATCAGGTGGCATGGTCAAACCTCCGGTGCACAAAAAAAGCGCGCAGAGCGCGCGGCAAGTCGTCGGTGGTCATTCGACCCCCGTATTTTCGGTCCCTGACACCCGGTGCTAGAGCCAGCCACGCAGCGCCGACTGCCACGCGGTGAAATACCGCGAACCAAATGTGCGCTGGGACGCAGCATTGAAGTGGGCGAAGTCTTGTCTCACCAAGCCGCTGGATGACGCACACGCCGTGTGGATCAGACGGCCAGGCAGTCCAGCGAGCGCCGCGTTGATGGTGTCGCGCAGCGGGAATGTGCCAGTGTCGAGGTCTTGGGCAATCTCCCCGACCACGAAAGGCGTCTGGGCCGACGCTCCGACGATCGACGTGCGATAGCCGCCAATCGCTTCGTCCAGCAGATCGGCGAAGTTGGCGGTCGAGTTCTCTGCGTCATCTTCACCGTCGTGGTGCAGGATGCCACCAAGCACGCATTGCGGGTATCGCCGCATCACCTCATCGGTGCGTCTCACCGCAGCCAGATAGAGGTCATCTCCGATACCCCAGCGCCCCAGTTCGACGCCACCCTGCAAGTTGCCAAAGCCGTAGCCCGTTCCGCTTACAGCGCAGGGGACAAAGATCAGTTGCGCATTCGGGAATTCGGCAGCGAAGTCGATTGCGAACTGTACCGACAGACCCATTTCTCCGGCATCGCTGCTCAGATGGTCCAGATGTGCCGTACACGCTGCCAAGCTTCCGGCCTGTAGCCACTGCTTGTAGGTGGCGGGATGACCTGCGCCGCCGTCAAAAACGCCCTGACCGACCATGTTCGACTGGCCAATAAGCGGAAGCACAATAGGCGATGCGCCAAGCATCAGCGCGCCGTAAAGCCGTCCCTGCTCGGTGTAGCGTCCGCGCAAGGCCAGCGACGGCAGGCCAAGCCGCGCCTCCTTAACCTCTTCTGCAAGATTGGTCGTGCCGGTTGCGCTCTCCTGCCAGACAGCCATTGCCTCAAGGTTGGCGGACAGCGCGTCCGCGTCGGACAACGCGCTCTCGATCACAGAGACGGCGCCGATTTTGCCGTTAAAGAAATTGGCCGGACTGCCACCGTTCCGGAAAGCGCCGATCATGGCGACCGCCGCCGCACCGGTCACACTCCGCGCGCCGCCCTTCACGACACGCTGTCCGTTCAGCCACGCGGAGAATGTGCCGCCAGACCACGTGACAGTGATCGAGGCCGGTTCATCCGTGACAGGGCCAAGAATGTTGCCACCAGGCCCGACAATGTAGTTTCCAGAGGTGGTGCCAATGTAGATTTTCAGCGCGTTGCTGCCATCTACCAGCGACAGCAGCCCGGCGGCGGCGGTCAGCAGCCAGGGCGTCGGTTGAACGGTCACAGTAGCCGTGAAGCCCGCGGAAAAGTCCCCGACCATTGCACCCAAGGCTGCGCTGTCGAGATAGTCATCGGACCCATCGAATTGCAGTGCGGGTCCGTGTCCAATCCACGACAGGCGCGGGCGCGCGGCATCTGCGGGCGCGGCCATGTCGTAGCTGTTGGCGCTGTCAGCAAGCGTCCCGACCAACTGCCCGACTTCCGAAGCTGTCGCTGGCGCCGTGCGCTCCACATATACTTCCGCCAGATCGTAGTACGCACCGTCTGCTGCCGTGATCGCATCTGTCACAACGTTGGCGGTGTAGTCAGGCCCCTGCACGGCGCCCCGAAGATCTTGCAGCTCCGACACCGCCGGGAACAGGCCGGTGCCGGAAACCTCGACGGCGGGCTGATAGGTGTTTGCGGTGCGCGCAAGTATGTCTCCCACGTCGGGCAGTGTAGCTGGGCTGATGGAAAAGCTGTCGGGGTCCGTCCCCAGCGCTCCGCGCCGCACCGATCCACCGGACGCACGGCGCCAGCCGTAACATGCCCCTGCGGGAAGCACGAAGGCCGCCGGCGCAAGGGCCGTCTCGCCAGCACCCGCGACCGTGAGCAGTTCGGAGACATAGCGGATTTCACCGACGGGGGTTGCCACGATAAGGTTGCCCGTCCCCGCCCCGGTAAGATTGACCGAGACGCTCGTTACATAGATGTCGCGCGCGGTGTCGGGCACCACAAAATATGTCGTGATGTTGGCGCCGAAGTTGCTGTCAGCCAGAGAGGCGTCGCCGTCCGTGATGGCCTCTCCGCCGTCGAACACCTGGCTGATCTGGTCAGAAGTGACGGTGCCGGCAACCGCCGCGCCAACAAAGGCCGTTGTCGCAATTTGCGTCGTCGAAGTACCCGCGGGCGCAGTCGGTGCCGTGGGCGTGCCAGTAAAGGCCGGGTCTGCCAGCGGTGCCTTTGCGTCCAGCGCGGCCTGCTGAGCTGTCGATACCGGCTTGTCCGCGTCCGGAGTATTGTCGACATTGCCCAAGCCGACATCCGACTTGGTCAAGACCACCGCACCGGTCCTGCCTGCGACGGACGTGACGGCGCCCCCCTCCCGCTTGAACCAGTCCCCGGCGTACGTCGAGGTGCTGGCATTGTCGATCAGCGCGATGATCTGGTCACCGGCGACAAACGACACGCTGTCGATTGTTCCGGTATCCGTGGCTTCCCAGTAGTCACCGGTCTGCGCAGTCCCGCCGCCGGGAAAAGAGCCTCCCGAGGGTGCCCAGGCGCCCTGCGGAGTCTCGGCGCCGGACGTCGCTTCCAGCGTGGCGATCCGCCCGCGCTCGACTTCGAGCGCGGTGGCCCTCGCATAGTCAGATTCGATGTCCGAGACGCGGTCGCTGATGGCGGTGACACCCGCAACGCCCTCCTCGATCTCCTCCATCCAGTCGCCAAGGTCTGTCTGATCGACCTGATGATCGGACGCGGGCGGATTGCCCTGCGCGATCGTTCGCCCAGGTAGAGCCATGGGTGACACCTCTCGTGTGAGTGTTAGACGATTGTTTCGGTCTCGGGACCGGACGCAGGGCCCGCGACACCCGAGGCGTTCACAGGAACGGCCCAGAAGTAGTAGGTGCCAGCCGCCAGCCCCGCGTCCTCGTAGGTGCTGGACTGGTTCGGACCGATGTAGTCGGTCGCAATGAGCATGGCCGTCCCGAAATCGGAGACTGTGTTGCGATAAATCCGGGTGGCATAGTGGTTCGGATCGTTGGCCGTGGTGAAGTCTATGGTCACATCGCCTGCGGCTTCGGTTACGGAGAAGGCCGCGAGAGACGCAGGCGCCGTGCTACTGCCAACCGTGACAACTTCCGCCGCAGGCTCAGGCGTCCAATCGCTCGGGTTGCTAAGAAGACCTGCGTATGCGTTCCGGCCCTGCACCTGATAGGTGGTGCCATCCAGAAGGCCGGTGATGATGAGCTCCGTAGCTCCATCGGTGATGTCTGCTCTGCCACTGTTCGCCGCACGCTCCACTGACTGCTGCCAAAGGTATCTCTGCACCCCCCACTCGGTGACAATGCTGCCACCGTCCCCTGCCGTCGCAGTGAATCCGGTCAGATGCTCACTTGCAAACGCGCTGTCGATGGCCTCGAACTCGGGGCGATCAGGCTCCTCCGTAGAGGCGTCAAAATCGAAGTCCTCCGGCTCCACCGAAATTGCCGTCAACTCGAAGAGACCCGAACTGGCGCGAACAAGGGTTCCGACCTCGAAATATTGAGCGATGCCCATCCCGGTGTGCGTCAGGGTAAAGAACCGCTGCCCAATCAACTCGTATCCCATCAGGCCGATGGTGCCGGAAAGGTGATATTGCGGGCGCCGCGCCTTGGCGATCCGCTTTGCCAGTCGGGAGGCTTGATTGTGGTTACTGACGAGGTAAAGCTCGGGCTCGTCCTTCACTACGTTGACGCCGGCATCTTCCACCCACGTCCCAGAGGGACTTTCCCTCCATGCATTGTCTGGCTCGACAAATTTTACCGACACCTCTGTCGGAGCATCGGCGCCCCATTGGCCTTCCGTCACTTCAAGATCGAGAAAGTCAGAACCGCTCAGGGTGACGGTTGGCGCGATCCACCGGCCAACCTTGAAGCCCACCTTCCCGTCCGTACGTTCGTAGACGAAGGCGTCACATGCCCCGGCCATCTGCGCGCGCTGTGTCTCGAACTCCTGGTCGTCCGAGATCGTGCCGTTGATCTCCCACCGCGCCAGCTGTTCGCCCTCCGCGTTCAGGACAACCTCGTCGCAGACGTCGGCCTCCTCCGCGACCTCGTCCCAATCGACACCGACACCGAGGATTTCGGTCAGCCAGAAGGCCATGACCAAAGCTGCGTTTGCCGTGAACTTGTAGGTTTCGTCTCGTGGGTCGTAGATGCCGTTGTGGCCGTCGATGACCGGCGTGTATGCCCACTGCCTGCCTCGCGGGTAGACCGCGGAGAAGTCCCCGGGCGCCACCTTGCGCGCCCATACCACGGCCCCCGCAAGGCCCGCAAAATCGAAGTCGCTCGTGATCTCCGTGAATGTGCTGACCAGCCCCGCATTGGCGGCCTGTCCTGAAGCCCCGGTGAAGACCTCGATGCGGCCATTGCCTGACAGCGCAGCCGGCGCGGTATACTCCGCCCCCGTGAGAAGGTTGGCGACCGTGAACGTGGTGGAGGCGTCCAGGCCGACAGTGTATTCGTCGAGCCAATGCTGAACAACGCCTTCGATCTCGTGCGCCGCGAGGATGACCACGTAATACCGGCGGCTATCCTTGGCCTGGGTGAAACCCAGAGGCCCACCCTTGCGCGTCCTGCCGAAGACCCATTGCGCATAGCTCACAGGCTGAGCGAAGTTGCCCATCTGCGCCGAAGGCTCTGGAATGCGGTAATCCGGAAGCCCGGGGCGCGAAAAGGCGCCAGAGATCGCAGAGAGGCCAACCCCCAGAAGCGCGCGACCGAGAACGGAGCCCCCGAGAAATGAGCCGATGGCGAAGCCCGTGCTGTAGCCAACGGCCCCCAGGGAACCAAGGATGCCAGCGACAGGGAACAGCGCGCCGCCGGTGAGGCCGGAAATCAGCGCCAAAGCTGGCGGCATTGCATGAGCCTTGACCGGCGTCAGGAACGTGGAAGCCAGCAGCGCAGCGGCAAAGACCCTACCCCTCATAGCCGATACCCCACACCGCCAAGGAGCGGGTTGCTTGCGCGTTGATGGTGGTGGCGCCCGTCGGCCCCTTGCAGCCCCAGCAATCGCCAAGCCAGATCGCTCCAGCCGGAAGCGGTCGATCATCATCCTTGGACCGGATCAGGATGACGCCAACGTCACCAAGAGCCGGAGCGTCGATCAGTGGGCGGCCTCCGACCGTTTCAAGGCAGTTCTCGATCACGGTGACTGGATCGGAAAACCAGCCGCATAGCCTTTGGCATGACAGGGCGTCGCAGTATTGTCCGCGAAGGTGTGCCGCCGGATCTTTCCCGTGCACATGGTTGTACCAATCCGCCAGACAGAGGCAGCAATCGGACTCGCCCCAGACAAAGGGCGTTGCCGCCCACCGATGCATCATCACGTAAAGCGGCTTCATCCGAACAGCTTCTCCGTCTCGAAATCGACCGTGGGCATGTACTTGAGAGAGGGGTTGGCTGAACCGGTCAGGTGCTTGTGACCCTCTGTGTTGAGCACGATCCGCCGCGCCGCCTGACGCCGCTCCGACCATGCTTCGAAGGATAGCGAAATACGCCGATCCTGCGCCCCGCTGAACTTGTAGCTGACCTGCCGCGAGATCCGGGTGCACCACTTGATCGGAGTGCGGCTCTGGTTCGTCATGTCCGCGACCGAGCGCAGCGGGAGGATGTAGAAGCGGATTTCCCGGCCCGCAACGTAATTAAGGCCAAGGTCTTTGATTTGCTGGACAACGTCTCCGGTGTCCGGGTCTTGAAAGAAGCTCAAGGAGAGGGAGCCAGAAGGCGCCACTCCGTCGATTGCGCTCTCCATGGAGGAGATGGACCCGAGCGCGGAACCGACCCACTCATCCCCGTTGGCGTCGATCAATTTGCCGTCTTCGCCAATGAGGAAGCGAACCGTGCCATCTGCGGTGTCGATCTCGCACAGGTCAAGGACCCCGCGAACCTCGGCTCGCGGATCGAAGTCCGAAGGGAAGAAACTCATCGGCTGGAAACCTCGATGAAGCTAAGGCTGGCTGTCGTGAGCATCCCGGCGCCGTAGCCGATGCTGCCCATTCCGCTTTCCGTGGCCTGGAAGCGGCCGACACCTCGCAACTGGATCACGTCTCCGTCAGCAATGGCCGCGCGGAGTGGCATTTGCACGCCCAACTCCCAGACATTCGACCCGCGATCTCGGGTCCAGGTCACGAGGAACGGCCAGTCATCGTGGGACATGATCTGCCCGACATGCGGGGCGATCCCGTTTGCGCCGGTCGTATCGATCCGGATTGTCTCGGCGCCTGCCGCATAAGCCCCGGAGGCTGTCGCTATCGGCGCGTATTCGGTGCCGAAGCCGTTGGAAAACGTGTTGCCATCCGCGGTCTTCTGCCCAATGCAAACCGTCTCAGATGTGGCACCTGTCGCGGTGCGCACGAAGCTTGCCGGGTCTGCCATCCTGACGCGGTAGATGCCATAATGACCCTGAGCCGTAGCCTTGATGGCGCGCCATTGGCCGATGGTCTGGCGGTCAAGGTGGATGCTCGGGGCACCCACCCATCTGGGAAAGCCGCCGAACATGCTGTTGGTCACACCATCGTTGAAGTCGCCCAACGATTGCTCGCGCCAGTCGATCTCCCAATTATAGCTGAGATGGCGGAGGAAGTTGGCGGGGATGGTGACGATCTGGCGCGTCATTTGCTTGTACCCCGCGCCTCGGTCGCCTGGATTTGACCAGCGAAGCTCTGGCGTTGCGCCTGCATTGCGCTGCCCGTCACTTGGACGGACACCTGACCGGACACGCGGCGGATCAGCGGCACAATATTGCCCTGCCCATCTACGCCAACCGTGATGCCCACGGAACCGCCGGAGGACTGCCCCTTGGTGTGGTCGAGAACGGTTTCATTCGGATGCAGGATGGCCGGAAAGCCGCCCTTGCCATCTACCCCGCCGGAGCGCGCACCGACCCCGGTAAACCCTCCACCGTCGAAGGAAAGCAGGCCGCCAAAGACATTGCCAAGGAAACCGCCGCTCCTCTTCGACCCGAAGCCGAAAGTCGACATGAGCAATTCGCGGATGCCCGAGGCAATCAGGTCGCGCGCGATCTGGCGGAACACGTTGCGCAGCGCGGCTCCCATGTCCTCACCATCGACGATGGTCTGCGCCATCGCGTCGGAAACGTCCTCAATCGCCCGAATGAAGGTTTCGTTCTGGCTGCGTTTGAACTCTTCGTTGACCATGGCAACGGCCCGCGCGTAGGCCTCGGCCTGCACGGTCTGCTCGAAGAACGGCTTCAGCGCAGCCAGTTCCTCCAACTCGGCATGGTATTCCTCCACGGCAGTGCGGGTCTTGTCTACGTACCGCTCCACCTCGCGGAGGGCCTTCGCTTCCTCTTTCTCCACCTCGGAAAGGCCCCGACTCTTGCGCCCGCCTCCTCTGCGCTTCTTCCGGCTCGCGCGCTCAAGGATGTTGTGGAAATTTTCCAACGCCTCGCGCTGGCCCGCACGGTCCCCGGCGTCGGGGATGACGTTTTGCGACATGACAGCATCTTCGTCCGCGAGATCGGCATTAAGCCCGATCCTTTGGGATAGGAAAAGCGCCCGCGCGAGCCGCTCGGCCTCGTCTGCTGCGCCGCTCGCCGCATCTGCAACGTCATCGAAGGCCAGCGCGCCGGAGGCGGCGGAGGTCAGCACGTCCTTGAGATGCTGAACGATCAACGCGACTTCCGGCGGGATGTTCTCCGTGCTGTCGAACATGCCGTCGATCAACTCGATGGCATCGGCGGCGGCATTGGCTACGTCCCGCATCCCCTGCGCCTTGTCGAGGTCGCGCAGCGCGCCCTCCAACTCAGCGACTTGCAGCACGGTCAAACCTAACTCGGCGGCCGCCTCGTTCGCCTCATCGCGCAGGACGGCCAGTGCATCGCGAGCATTCATGACTTGCTCCGGACCGGCAAGTCCCTGCCGCTCCGCCGAAAGCACGCTGTCCAGTGCGTCAGATGCCCGCTGCACAGCCTGCAAGTCGGAGACGACGCCCTGTAAACCGGAGCGCAGCCCCTCGGAGATCGCACCCATTTCCCGCAGCGCGATTGAAAGCGCTGCTTGCGCTGCAATCTGCGCCGCGCGCTGCACCTCGTCCGCGAACTCGCCGAATTCCTCGCGCAATTCACCAATCGGCGTCTTCGCGATCCCCGCCATGTCCTTGGCTTGGGAAGCGGCGGCGGTGAAGCGTTTCAGGCTGTCCTCTGCCGCGTCCGCGTCATCGCTGGCCCCCACGAGTTCGAGTGCCATCGGCCCCAGCACCGAGATCAGTGCGCCAACCGCGATGCCCGCCGTGCCGAACGTAAGGCCTATATCCGCTGCCTGCACCGAAAGCGCACGGAAGTAGTCCCCCGTTACCGCGCCCTGCTGCGCGACCTGCGACAACTGCATCCCGATCTGGCGCAGCCCGCCATTCGCGAAGGCGTCGGCCGAGGCGTTCGCCCGCTGCGAACCGCGAACGAAGGATCGGTTCGAGCGCTCGAAGGACCGCTCCATCCCCTTGGCGGCCTTCTGTGTCTGCGCCTCGAGCCGCGCGATGGTCGCAAGGTACTTCTTTTCCGTCAGGCCAATGCTGACCAGAAGATCGTCGGCTTCCGCCATCACATTCCCTCAATCCCGAGATCGCGCATGCGCTGCGCCGACATGCCTTCGCCTTGGCGTTTCGCGCCGCCGCCATGCGCTTTTGCGAAACCCGCCGTGGCGGCCACGAACTCCCAGACGCCCATTTCGTCGACCTGCTGGGGCGTCCAGCCGATTACGGCTCCAGCGCCGTAGAAATCGGAGAACTTCCACTTTCCGGGGGCGTCTCCGTTGCCCCTTCGGGCTCCCCCACCTGATCGTCTTCCACCCCCGTCAGGGCCGCGCCAAGGATCGCCAGGGCGATGATCCGGAAGGACGACAACGGGTGCAGGTCGAACAGCGGCGTGACCAGCACGGCCGCTTCGGCCGCTGTCTTTTCTCCGGAACCGACCAGACCCCAGCGGATGACCTGGATCAGGTCGTCGACCCGCCAATTCCCCAACCGGATCCGGCTGAATATCTCTTCGGGTCCCGCATCCAGCGCCTCTTGCAGAGAGCGCAGCTCGCCGAGCCGCAGCCGGAAGCCATGTTGCCCGCCCGGCCACGTCAGTGTGACCGACTTCATGCCGTGATCACCGTTCGCGTCACGGCACCGTTCTGCTCGAGGGAGATCTCGGCGGACACCACCTGACCCTTTGTCCGGGCGTTGTTCAGCGCCGTCAGGATCATCGGGATGGTCTCGCTCTCGGTGTCTCCGGTGACGTCTGCCTCGGTCACCGCCGCATTGGTGATCTTGACGTTCAAGGTCGAAGCCGAGGTCAGCCACGTCATCATGTTCTGGTGAGAGGTGCGCGACCAGACGCCGGTGCCGGAGATGGTCATGTCCTGCGACCGCACCGCGCGCTTGATGTGGTGCGGCAGGCTTTCATCGGCACAGTCCGGCACCTCCGAAGTTTCGGTATTGTTGGCGCGATTGACCGTGAAATCGGTGATCCCGCAGATCTTGGTAAAGGTGCCGGCGGAGCCGACCGGATCGAACTCGACCTCGAGCACCAGTTCGTCGAAGTCTGCCGTGGGGGCAATCGCCATTGGTGTAACTCCTTAGCTGGCGTTAATTTTTCTTACTGCCCTGCGCAGCGTGCTGCGCAGACTCGTGAGGACGCGCCGCTTGTTTGCGCGGTAGACCGGGAAGAAGTACGGCCCGGCGGTTATTCGGCCCGTCGACTTGCCGTCCTTCGTAAACCGCTCGGCGGTCCCGAACTCGAACCATGCCGCGGAAAAACCGCTGCCCTGTTTCGCCGTCGCGTAGATGGTGACCGCGATCTGGTCGGTTTCCCGGCCGCCGACCTTGCCGACCGTGATCGACCCACGCGGCGCGTCCCCCCATGTCCAGCCGATGTCGACCTTCGCCGCGACCGCCGGGTATTGCACGGCGAGCATGATGCGCATTTCGGCGCAGACATTGTCCGCGTTCCGCTCGATTGCGTTCGCCAGCGCTTCGCGCACTTCGGTGCGCATGGCGGCCATTTTCCTGCGGAAGCGGGACGTCTCGACCATTGCAGGGTCCTACCCCGTGACCTCGCATTCGAACTGCAGGACACCATGCCTCGTGATGTCGTCCGGATCGTCCATGATCCGCGCCAGCAGCAGGTCACAGCGCCCGAGGGCGTAAGGATCGGCGAGTGACAGGTCCGCCTGGTCCAGGACCGCAATCACGGCATCACAGATCGCCTTGCATAGCTGGCGCCGTTCCTTGTCCTCCGTCCAGACGTCGATCTGCACGGTTTCGGTTCGCGAATTCATGCAGTCGCGACGCTCTGGGAAGAAGCTGGTCGGGCCGAGGCTTACATACGGCTTTCGCGGCCTTCCCGGCGGCACGTCATAGATCCTGCCACCGACCATGCCCGCGAGCGTCGCATCGGCTTGAAGCGCATCGAGGATGGCTTTCTGCAGTGCGCTGGAGGCACTCATATGGACACCCCGCTTACAGCCACCACCCAGACGTGATTCCGGTCGCTCAGGGCATCGACCTGCCGGAGGTTGTAGCGTTGTCCCGGCAACAGGTCCTCGCCTTCGCCAGCGGGCAAACCGGTGTTCACCGTGCGCATGCGGTATTCGCCGGTCAACGCCCGTGCGGCAATGCAGGTCGGGATCTTCACCTTGAAGCTGGCAGTCACGGCCTGCGCGCCCGCGACGGCATCCTCACCGCCCCGCTGGTAGATCAGTTGACCCCAGGACTTGAACTGCTCCGCCCAGGAAATGACCTGGCCGCCGTAGCCGTCAGGGGTCCGCTGCGGTGCATCGAAGGCAAGCAAGTGCCGCATGTCGGGAGACTTGCTCAAAGCGGCACCCTGTAGCGTGCCATCATGGCGCAGATCGCCGGTGGCAGGTCGGCAAGGCTCGGCGAGCCCGTCGGTTTACTCTCGAACCAATATCCGGCCAGCATGATCACCAGCGTCTTCACACCCTGCAGAACCGCATCCGCATCGGCAGCTCCACCGGTCAGGCTGATCCTGACCGGAAAGGGTGTATCCGCGAGGACCGGCCTTTCGGTATCTGACCTGAAGGCGAAGACCGGACGCGCGGCGTTGGTACCTAAGGAAGCCAGCGGCGACACGTCCCAGGCGTCGCTCGAAAGCGCCTGGTCGACACCTTCGGCGTCGTCGTAGGAGACCGCAGCGGACGACACCGGCGACAGCGGCAGAGGAAGGTCCGCAGTCGGCCATTCGGCGAGTGCAACCTCCCAAGTCTGGCTGATGATCGGACGGCCGAGAATGCCGGTCGGACCGTCGAGGTAGTCGACGGCAGCGCCGATCATCAGCTCGATGGTCTCGTCCTCGTCGGCATGCAGGATCCGCAGGTATGCCTTCACGTCCGCCACGGCGACCGGAAGGACCGCAGGATCTGCCGTCCGCGTGAGACGCATCAATCGGGCGCCTTGACCATCTGCCAGACCGCATCCCGCTCACTGGCCGATACAGGCTCGACCTGATCCGAGAGCATGGCGTTGATTGCGCCAACTTCCGGCTTCCCAGAGGCGGTGAAATCACTGGACGGGTCGAGTTTTCCGATGATCCCGGCGATCAGCGCCTCACGCTCTGACATGCCAGACTGGTCGGCCACCTGTTCAGCTGCCCCGGGATCGGTCGGCCTCTGCGGATCGGGCGCCGGGCTCACAGGCGCGGGCGCTGCGACACTCGCCGCCTTGGGCCTGGACAGCGGGACAGCGACGCCCCGCTTGATCAGCTGGTCGGCTTCCCCCGCCGGGAAGCCGGCCGTCTCACCGGGTTGGTACATCAACCAGCCCGCGACAAAGCGAACCTGTTTCATTGCGGCCCCCGATCTGCGCCGGCCGTGATGATCACGCCGGAGATCGCCGCGGTGTCCGTGCCGGAGGCACTGAGGTCCGGCGTCACGTTGGCCCGCACGTAGCGACCGGCGGCCGAGAGGTTGACGTCCACCTCGAGGCAACCGGTTTCCGTGCTCCCGCCCGCGCCGCCGGCGGCAACGACCACCTCGGCGGTCCTCAGGGTCGCGGCGTCCGAAAGGTCGGGTTCCGCACCCTCGGCCACCGTGTAGGTGAGGGTCAGGGTCTCGCCTTCGGCCAGCGTGGCCGTGTACGGGATCGCCAGCACGCCAGTCAGCGGCGAACCGATCAGCGCCCGGTCGATGATCGCGCCGGTCACTGCGGTGTTGTCGCCCGACCCCGCAGCGGTCAGGGAGGTGTTGGCGATGGCGCGCACGGTCTTGATCAGCGCGCCGATGTTGCGGCTCTGGACAGTCATCTGAGTTCTCCTGGATCAGGGAGGGGACATGCCCCTCCGTCGCGGTTCAGCGGCAGGGCGCGATTATGCGCCCCACTTCACGGCCGTGCCCCAGGCGACGGCGGCGAGGTGCCGCAGGCCGAGGTCGTGCTGCATGATCATGCGCATCAGGGTTTCATCGCGCGAGAACGCGGCCTGCATCGTCCCGGAGGCGTCCTTGTAGGCCGCCTCGGTCGACATCGCGACTTCGATGCCCATGTGCTCGCCGACCAGCACATGCGACGGGTGGATCAGGGCGATCTCGGTCTCGGTGCCTCCGCCGAGGTTGTCGGGAATCTCCGTGGTGACGTGGTACGGCTTCTTGCGCAGCATTCCGTCACCCATCTCCGGATAGACCTTGTTGCCGTTGCCGTCACGCAGGTTCATAAGGAAGTTTTCCATTCGCGGCGACATCACCCACTGGGCCCCGGTGACGACGATGTTCCGGTTGCGAAGTGCAAGCTCGAGCGACCCCAGGTCGTTGTCGACCTGCTGGATCGTCGGCGCGGTGGCATCCGTGAACGTCAGGATGTTGCTCGTCGCGAAGGACGTCCCGACAAGCTGGTACCGCAGCCCCTTCGGCGCCGATTCCGTGCCGATGCCGCGCAGGAAGAAACGGTCCTGGATCTGCGCCGCATCCGCGACCGCGTCGTCGCGGATCAGTCGGTCGACGGCGGTCGAGGACTGGCGCAGCAGGTCGTTCGAGATCGGGATGATCCCGTGCAGTTTCTTTGCGGACAGGCGGACCTGCCCGAAGGTCACACCGGTTGCGGGGGCATCCGTCTGTTCTTCCCCGTAGGCGAAGGTCGCGCCGGTCGCACGGCGGTTCATCGTCATGTTGCCGTTGGGCATCGGGACGATGCGCGGCGACATAGCCGTAACCACGGAGGCCGGACGCAGCAGTTCGATGACCTCGGTCGACACATCCTCGGGGATCAGGAAACCGCCCTGTGTCGCGGTGCCCGCAGACTGATTGGCGAACAGGCCACTGTCCCCGTTGGCCTCGGCGATCTGCAGGGCGACATGCGGGATACCGCCGGCTGCCGCGATGGTGCGGGTCATACGGGCGAAGCGCAGGCCTTTCTCTGCGGCCTGGGCCGGTGCCGCCGTCGGCTGACCACCATCAGGCGAAGCGCCCGGAAGCGGCGCAGACGGCGTGGCCGAGGCTGCGCGGCGACGCTCGAGATCTTCCAGCCGCGCGATCTGTGTCGCCAGCTTGTCATCCTCCGCCTTCAGGGCGTCGAACTTTGCCTCGTCTTCCGCCGACCAGTCCTCCGCGCCATCCTCGGACTTTGCATTCACGATCTTGTCCATGTCGGCCAGCACCGCTTCGCGGCGGGCCTTCAGCTCAAGGATCTTGTCCATCCTCAGTTCCTTTCTTCAGCGGCCCGACGCCGCGTCTCAACCTGGGCCGCTGCACGCGCACGCCGACCGCCCCCTGTTCCCCGGGTGCGCCCGGTATTCCGTCCGGTGCCGCGCGAAAGCTCGGCCTCAAGGGTTCCGACACGGTCGGCCATGCCAGCGGCGACCGCTTCTTCGGCAACCACCATCGCACCGCGACCGAACTCGCTGCGCACGGTCGACGCCTTGACCCGGCGGCCCGCAGCTACGTCTGCGACGAACACGGCCTCCAGCGCATCGACATCGCGCTGGATTGCAGCGCGACCCTCGTCGGTCGAAGGGTCCGGGCGCTTCAGGGGCGCCCCGCTGCTGGTGATCTCGTAGGAGCGGCGACCCGACGCGTCCGGACCTTCCTGTCGGGACGTGGTGGCGAGCACGCCGATGCTGCCGACCATCGCGCTACGATCCAGGACGATTTCCTGCGCCTGACTTGCGAGCCAATAGGCGGCGCTTGCGCCAATCCCGGTAACGAACGCCGTGATCGGCTTGGGAGAGGCGCGCAGCGCTTCAGCCGCCTCGCCGAGGCCGGACACCACGCCGCCGGGGCTGTCGACGAGCATCACGATGCGCTCCACGCTCTCGGTCGCCCAGGCGACACGCATGTCTGCCATGATCGAAGAGAGGGCCGTGCCACCCGTAGACGCCCCCAGCATGCTCGCGCGGGGGAAGATCGTCCCGAACACCGGCACCACGGCCGTGCCGTCGCACTGCATCGACATGGAGGCCCCTTCGAGCCGACGGCCCACCGCCGCCACTGCCGCCCGGGAAGCCTCGATCATCGCGACATGTCCGTCTGCCGCGACACGCGACAGGACATCCGCATCGAGCGAGCGCAGCGCGATTGCTTCGATGGCCTCCAGGTACTCCGGCACGATGGCCCAGGGCTGGGACCGGATAGCCGCCAGGACGCAGGCCAGTTCATTCTTCGACATCGTCATCCTCCGGATCGTTGTCACCGTCCGCCCCCGGCATCGTGCCTGGGCGATTGGCCGTCGGCTGACCGGCGACTTCCATGTTCGAGGGGCGCCAGTAATCGGAACCCGCGCCACCCTCGATCTCGGGCAGATTGTCGAGCCGACGCAGTTCGTTGGCGTTTGCCATCCCCATCTGACGCTGCAGCCAGTAGGCCTGCATCCGGCTCTTGATGTCGCCGCGCGTGAGCGCGTCGGTCAGGTGCTCGAAGTAGTGGCCCTCTGGCGCGAAGGCTTTCGTGATGGCCTGGGCGAACCGCGTGTAATGCGGGCCTAGGTGATAGATCACGAACTCGAGGCTCTGCTGTTCGATGTTGGAGAACGTCGACCGGGAAAGATCGAAGATCAGGTGCGGCGGGACGCCCCAAATGCGGGCCAGGTCCACAACCTGAAACTGCCGCGTCTCGATCATCTGGTTTTCCTGCATGTTGTGCGTCAGGAATTCGGCTTTCAGATCCTGATCGAGGACCGCGACGCTTTCGCCCGAAAGGCCGCCATAGAGCCGTTGCCAGTCGCTCCGGATCTCCGCCTTGTCTTCCCGGCTGATGCGCTGTTCGGACTGCAGGACCGTCGACGGCTTGCCGCCACGCGCCCAGAAATCGGCGGTATGCTGGCTTGTTGCGATGGTCGATCCCAGGGCGTCGCGCGCATACCTGACGGGGTTCAGACCGTTGATGCCGTCACGCGTGAACCCCGGGACATGCAGGATGTCCCGCGACGGAAACCGCTCGCGCGTCCCGTCCGGCAGGGTCGCATCGTAGAAGAGCGTCACGCCGTCCTGCCTGTCGAAGTGTTGGGCGATCACGGTCGTTCCGGGCTTCAGGCGCGTCAGGGCGCGCGGCTGGAACCCGGCGCCCCGGCTGATGTAGGCGAAGAAATCGCCTGCGAGCATCAGGTCTGCCATGGCCAGTTCCATGAAGCCGAACGGCGTCTGGTGGCTGTTCGGGTCGTCGCGGAACAACCTCGCGCCCGGAAGATTATCGGCCGGCTTCCGCCCCTTGTCGGTACGCTGATAGGCGTGCAGCGGCGTCATCGCGAATACACCGGTCAGCACCCGCAGTGCCTGCAGGGTCGCCGGGATCGACAATGCGGCCTGCTCGTTGACCGCAACACCGGCACGCGACGGCCCGGCAGTCACGAAGCCGTTCGACCATTGGGTGGCGCTCTGTACGGAGGACGTAGCGCTGGCGGTCAAAGGTGGTTCGGCGCGCACGGATGCCGACGTTGCCGCGTTGCCGCGGCCCCGGAACAGGTCCATAAGTCCCAAATTACATCCCCGTATATGCGTAGGTTTTGGCCCCGGCCGCCACCGGGTTCCAGCTCATGAGCTGCACGGCATTGAAGAATGCCATCAGCGGGTCGATTTTCGCGGAACCGCTCTCCGCCTTCGTCACGATGACGGCGTTGCCGCGGGCCTCCGCCCGCGCGTTCCCGACGCACCAGGTCATCAGGCGCTGCCCACCGTGCAGCATCTTGCCGGTCTTCAGTTTCACCGGCGCTGTCTTGATCGCGCCGTTCAGCTTGTAGCCCTGCGACACGGCTCGGATGTCTTCGATCCCAAAGCCCGCATCGACCAGCGCGTCGATGATCGACCCGACCCCCTCGGGGTCCATTCCGATGCCGTCCTGCTCGGGAAACAACTCGGCGGTCCGGATCCGCGCGCACAATTCGACGATGGCTGGATTCGCTTCGTCCTCGATGTTTTCGACCAGGACAAGGTCACCCGCCTCTTCCAGCGCCAGCAGCTCGGGCGCGATCTTCTGGCGCAGCGTCAGGACATCCCGATCCGCCCAGGCCTTCGCCCATGCCATCCACGCCTTGGTTTCGGCATGGCGTCCCAGCACGCACAAGCCGAGAAGGTCGTCGAGCCCGCCACCGTCGAGACCGGCAACAACGACCTCGGACGTGGCCAGGATGTAGTCGAGGTCAATCCCGTCTCGGGCCGCCTGCGGCCAGTAGTCCGCACCGATCCAGCGCCCGGACTTAAGGCCGATCCCGACCTGCACATTCAAGTGCTGCGACGCGAAGAGCGCGAGCGCTTCGGGCCCTTCCTCCTTCGCCTTGGCAAACGCCGCGCGAAGGAATGGCACGTCGACGCTGATGCCGAGGTTCGGATTGACCAGACCCCAGGTCGCCGGATCCCGCCACGCCTCCTTTTCAGCCATGTCCTGCGGCAACTCGTAGAGCACCGCCAGCACCGGCAAGGCGATCTTGCCATCGCGGACGGCCCGTGCGGTCTCGAGCTCTTTCTCGAACTGCCCGGTCGGCCGGTCCTTCGACTGCGTTGTGATCTGTAGCAGGAAACCTTCCGGCCGGGAGGCGAGACCGCCGCGCAGCTCGAGGAAGATGTCCGGAGCCTTGACCTTGGACGCCAGGACGTGCGTCTCGTCGACCAGTATGAAGGCTGCCTTTGACCCGGTGACCACATCGCCATCGGCCGAAAGGATCATGATCGTGGCGCCGGTCGTCTGGTGGGTGATCTGTTTAAGATGCCCCTGTACCAGGAAGATGCCGCCCTCCTTGCCCATGCCGTCGGCGCCGCCGAGGTCCGGGTCCAGACGGATGATGCCGCGGGCCTGTTTGAAAGCGATGTTCGCGATCTTCTGGGTCGGAGCGATCAGGATCAGCTCCGCCTCAGGCCTCTCATTCAGGATGGCGGCCGTCACGATGATCGCAGCCGCGATGCTCGACTTGCCGTTCTTCTTCGGGATCAGCAGGAAGAACTCGCTGATCATCCGCCGCTTCGTCTCCGGATCGTAGGACCCGAAGACCGCCCGGACGAAATCGAAGACCCAGTCCTCACAGACTTCGCCGTAGGTCGGATTGCCGGGAAGGTCCGGAACCCGCAGACGCTTGAAGATCTGCAGCGCCTTATCGGCCACCGCTTCGAAGAGCGGCAGGTCAGGGATCAGCGACAGGCCCTTGAGGATCCGATCTTCCCAATCCGGCACAGCCGTAGACCATGCCGGATCGAAATCCGGCACATCGGAACCGACAAAGTCCAGCATGTCAGTGCTCGTAGCCCGGACTCAGCAGACCGCCCCAGCCTTCGCTCGCGGCCTGTTTGGCCGCTTCCTTCGCTGCTGCCTTCTTGCCGGGATCCTTGCTCTTCCCGCCGGCGGCCAGTGCCGCGGCCAGGCGCGCCTTGTCGCGGCGTTCCATGATCTTGCCCATCTCGCGGATCGCCCCGGTGTTTCCGGCGTTGGCCTGCTCGGCGAGCGTCTCCATCCGCCAGAGCTCGAACCTGTCGCGCTGCATCGTCCTGCGCTTCAGCACCGAAAAATAATACTTCCGCAGAGTCGGGACCGAGACACCCAGCCCATTTGCCAGCTGGTCGTCGCTGAACCCCATCGCCAGACCGAGGATCACACGATTTTCGTTCTGCTGAGACCATTGGTGGCGAGGCCTTCCACGGCCACCCGAAGGCAGCGTGCGAAGCTCCCCGAACAGGTCCCGCGTCAGAATTTCACTCTCGCCCAAAAAAATCTCCGCGTGATGGGGCGGCTGGTTAAGGCCAAATCGCCCAAATCAGGGATTTGCCCCCCCTATCCTCACCCGACGAACCATCCGATCCGTCAAGGCTTTATCGAACTCGTCGTCCGCTTGTTCACCACGCCGCGCGCTCCTCTCTTTGCTTCGCCCCGCTGTGGCAGGACTGGCAGAGGCATTGCAGGTTGCCGCGATCCCAGAAGAGGACCGCGTCGCCGCGATGTGGCTTCTTGTGGTCCGCCACGAGGCGGGACGTGTCCGCCTCGATCTGCCCGCAGTCAGCGCAAGTGAAGTCGGCGTCTTCGAGCACCGACCACCGCAGCCGGCGCCACCGGGTGGTGTGATACCATTGGTGAGCGGCTTGGCGCGGGCCTTCGAGCTTATCGCCACCGTCACGTTGAGCGGTCAGACGAGATCCAGCACGGGCGAGACGTGACGGCAGTCCGCGTCCTGCCAACCGTCCCATCACAACCCTCCAAAAGCGAAGCGCCCGGTGGCATCTCTGCCCCGGGCGCTATTCGGTCCGATGGCAAGGTGTCAACGAAGTGACTTTCGGTCAAGCCCTTTCTTCCACGGTTCGAGCGGCGGCAGCGCGTCGGTCAGCACGAACCCGGTCAGATCACCGCCGATGCGGAACGACGTGCGCAGTTCCAGGAGCGCCAGCCGCCACGTCAGCCAGAACCGCCGCATCTCCGCTGCGTCACGTGCCGTTCCGGTGTAACGCACCAGACAGACATGGCCATCGTCCTTGCCCAGTACATGCGCAGGCCACCGGTCGAGCCGACCTGTTCCCGTCCAGAAGGTACGCCGCGCGAACCGTCCCCACTTGGTCACCCGCCACTCTTCCGGCTCGCAACGTGCAGCATCTGTCCCGAAGTCAGGCCACGCATCCGCCCTTGCAAACTCGGCGATGGCGACGGCCATCCGCCTGCCACCGAGCGCCTCGGGCAGAACGGCCAGCGCGGATGCGACCGCCTCTGCATCTGGATGCGGTTCAGATCGGCCACCACCGTCAATCTCGCACCCGAGATCTCCGCGCTTCATCAGGATGTACTCGATCCCGATGCCGGGCCGTTCACCTGCAACCGAGGCCAATTCGTCGAAGTCGAGGGACACACGCTCCCACCGAAAGGCCCAGACCAGAAGGTCCCAGATCGAGACGGGTACCCGCGCGACCCTTCCGGGCCGCACCACGGGAGCCGCCCGCACCGCTGTCAACATCATGCCACCTGCCCCACTGCGATCTGCTGGCAGAGCACGTCCTTCTCCTCCCGCCGATAGAGCCAGGCCGCGTCCGCATCGCTCAGGCACCCGCCGGTCTCCTGCCGGCGCCGCAGCGACGCCGCCCGCTCGACGTCACTGCGCGCCTGCGACCGCACGAACGCGCACACGTCGTCGTTCGGGAACCGCCGCGTCTTGCGGACCTGGTCGAGCAGCTCCGGCGCCCAGCCCTCCGCAAGCGCGCTGCGCCCGGTGCGATGCGCAAAGACCGACCGGATCAGCGGCGACGCCCCCGGCTGCGGCGGGCAGATCTCGCGCGCCCGGTCGAGGATCCACGGACCACCCGGCCAGCGGTCCTTCCCGGCCCCCGCCGGGTTCGTCTCCACCACCTCGCGCAGCGCCTCCAGGTCAACCGCCGTCATGTACGCCAGCCGCTGGCACAGGCTCCGCTGCATGTCCCCGAACGCATCCACCTTCAGCCCCGAGGGCCGCATCAGCCCGATCCGCATCAGGGGCTCGATCAGATGCTCCCTCACCCGCGCCTCTCCCGCCCTTTGCTCCGCCTCGTCCATGTCCATGCCTTTCTCTGCAAGATCCCGTGCTCTCCGCGTGCCCTGCCGGCTGGATCCGTGACCGGCCGCACTCTCGATCTCGTTTCGTTTCGTTTCCTCTCCTATGTCTGGAACTGTTACCGAACGTTCCGCACTGTTCCGCCACTGTCAGGTAACGTTCCGACCACAGTCGGAAGGAATTTCCCTTTGAATTCAGACGGGGCCGCGCCGCGCCCCCAAAACACCCGCTTCCGCGGCCGCCTTCAGCGCCCGCCCGATCGACGCCTGGAACTGCGGCATCTGCCGGCGCCCGCGGTGGTGCTCCATCAGCCAGTCGTCGAGCCAGGCCACCGCAACCTCATCGGCACAGAGCGCGTCGCTGCAGCTGCATTTCTTCAGCGCATCCTTCAGCCGGCGCCGCCGCATCAGAACCGCCTTCTCTTCGTTGCTGGCCTTGTGCTCCCGGTGGCTGTCCAACGCCGCTTCCATGACCTCCGTCACCACCGGATGCGCGAGCCGGACCTCGCCGTTGTCGCACCTCACCGGATACCAGTTGTAGAGCGGGTTGAAGCGCCGCTCCGTCAGCCCCTGCCACTTCTCGAGCGACAGCCCCAGCAGGAACGCCAGCGCCTCCGGGTCCCGCGGCAGCGTGCCCAGGGGCGATTCACCGTGCGACTTGAAGAACAACTCCAGCCCGTAGAAGCCCACTTCCGGATCGCGGTAGGACTTCCGCCGGAAGTCGCTGCGGTCATAGCGGTCGTGGTTGAACTGAACGAAGTAATGCGAGTCGAGCCGATCCGACGCCGAGATCGGATAGTCCGGCAGGTCGCTCTCCCCGTTCCCGCCAACCTGGCGCAAGTGCGGTGCGCTCATCCAGGCCTCCTAGTCCAATCCGGGCAATGAGGCCTGAGCCGGTGGCCCGGCGCGTGCAGCGAGGTACCGAGGCCGGGCGAAACGGCGGACAGCGTCAAAGCCATGTCCCCGTCGAAAGATGCCCGGTGGCGGGCGCGAGACCCACGCACCGGGCAAGGTTCAACAGGGAGGTGGCAGGCATGACCCGGCCTGCCTGCGGGAGGGAAAGGACCGCCGGGGCGCGCCCGTGCGAGGGGACGGTCGCGCATCCCCGGCGGTCAAGATGGCCGGGTCGCAACGGACCCGGCTCAGGCTTCGCCACAGGCACGGCGAAACGACTGGCGCCCGGTCTGCACCCACCTCCGCACCGGGCAGGGAGGGTGCACATCGCGGCGGCCCGAGGATCGACCAGCCGCAACGGGGTTTCCTGGCGGGCGCATGCCATGACGGCAACGCCCGCCACCGGTCCCGTGAGTGTGGAGCGGCCGGAACTCATATCTGTACCCCGTCGGAGGCGTACTGCCTCTCGAGCGACTGGACGAGCTGCGCCATCGCCTCCGCCGCCTCGCGCGCCTCCTGCAGTGCACGGACCTGCCCCCCGGCATCGCCGGACTGGGCAGCGACAACCGCCGCGGAAATCGCCTCGCCCGCCTCGCGCGATGCCGCACTGGCGGCGTCCAGCACCCGCAGGCCCGCGCGGGCAGCCTCCGAAGGCGCCCCGGACCCGCGCAGCCGCGACACCGGGTAGCGCCCCGCCGCGTCCTCCAGCGTCCAGATGTACACCGCCGGCCACTGGTGCTGACCCGACAGGATCTTCGACAGCGTCCCTTTCGACACCGAGGTGCCCAGCCGGGCGTTGATCGTTTCCGCCGCCGCGTCCAGGCACCCGAAGGTCCCATCGATCAGCGCCGACATCGCCGCGTTCACCTGCCGCGCATCAAGCATCCTCAACCTCGTTTCCTTGGAAGGACGTGCAACTGGGCGCAGTCTCGCGGGATGACCAACCCTGCAGCATATCAGTGCCCCTCCCCGGCCCGATGCAGGTCACGCGGTTTGCGCCTTATCGGCAACGCGCACCGGAGCGTCGTTCAACTGTGTGAAATTAAAGAGATGGTTTGGCGGCGGTTCGATCCGAAGCTCCGCAGCCAACTGAACACTGGCGACATAGTATTTCGCAGGCAAGACGCCTGCCGAAAGATGCATGTGCATGGTTTGCTTCGACATTCCCAGCCGTTCGCCAACTGCAGAACGACCCCCAGCACTGTTGATGAAGTTTTCCAAGTTCTCGACCATGCCGACAAGCTGGTTAAATTATTTTTGACTGTCAATAGTCCAGCAATCATCAGTTCTAAATTATTGGACCGCTTGAGATACAGAGCGCATGGACTTCGACCAGCTTGAACACGTCTTCATGCGCGGAGACACCTCGCCCACAGCGATCCGGCGGCGCCTGATCGCCGCGCGACTCGCTGTCGGAATGCAGCAACAGGAAGTCGCCAAAGCTGTCGGAATATCTAAGCAGACGTACCACTATCAAGAACAGCGAGGAGCGCCGAGCGTCAAAACGGGGCGCTACTATTACCGCGCTCATGGTATTGATTTCAATTACCTCTTGAACGGTGACTTTCAGCAGCTTCCTGGCGGCATCTCGGAACGGCTCTGTGAAGAATTGTCGAAACTATCCAGTGACGCGGATCACAAAGAAAATTGACACCGCAGCCGGTTGTCCGCAGCCAAATTTTAGCTACCCAAATACGCATGCTTACCTCCACTTCTGCACGCGAAGGCAGAGCCAACCGACGCGCACGCACCGAATCGGAACACAATCGGTCATATTTTTTTTAACCAGAAGATTGACAGGTTAAATTTTTTTTGACAGCCTCCCCTCCCATCAACCCGATGGAGGTCCCTCCCGTGCTCACCAAATCTACGGAATTTTGCCCCACCCGATACCGTCGGATACTGGCATGACGCGATCGATCATGCACATACCCAGTGGCCGCCCTGCGACCGATCTAGCGCCGCATGAGACCGCCGCGCTGATCGTTGGCGATGCTCGTCCCAACCCGATCATCGCGGTGCACACTTGGGCCACGCTGAAAGCAAGACAGCGGCTCGAGGACGGCACCTCCGCCCGCATCGATGATGCCCGCGCCCATCGCCTAAGCGTCCTGCGCGCCCGTCATCCCGAATGCTGGGCGCCGATCCCGGCAGCGCGGGACCATCGCACGGTGGCTGAGGCGGTTGCCGCCGCCCTGCCCGCCATCCGCGCCGCCGTCGCCCGTCACTCCGCGCAAGGCAATGCATCATGAGCCGCGACCGCGACCGACTGGTGATCGATCTGTACATCGCCGGGTTCCGGGTCGAGCCGCGCGGCTTTGCCAAGAGCTTCGGCGCTCCCGAGCCGAATCTGCACACCTACGACATCCGCCGCCAAGACGGCGCGCTGGTGACACGGATCATCGTGCACGAACTCGGCGAACAGGGCATCGACACCTTCTACCTGTCGACCGCCGAGACGGTGACCGAGGATGTCACCCGCATCATCGACATGGCCGCCCGCCAGATGGCGGCAGAACGGGCGGTGGCGGCATGATCGTCGGTGTCTACTTCCTGCTGCTGGCTCTCGTGTCGAGCATCGCGACCATGGGCGTTCTGCGCCGCGTTCGTCTGATTGACCTTCTGACCGGGCGGTACTCGGCAGGCGGGATCTTGATCGTGGTGGTGTTTGTGGCCCTGACCACCGTCCTGGCGATCTTTGGCCTGATGAACGTGGCGGGCATCGCATGACCTTCTGCCCGAACCCCATCGCCCGCCGCGCCGCCATGCTCTGCAACGACGCGCGCTTCCAGCGCTTCGCAGCAGAACGCTCAGGGTTCGACGGCGGTCAGTTCACCAGCCAGGCCTCCGCCGAGTTCCTGCGTCGCTGGTGCCGGATCACCAGCCGCCGCCAGCTCGACACCACACCGGCCGCCGCCCGACAGTTCGACACTCTCCGCACTGAGTTCGACGCCTGGAACGGGCGCATCGCCCGTCCTGACTGAAAGGAGCCACCCATGAGCCGACACCCGATGATGGTAGTACCTCTCGAGGTGGCCGAGGAGTTGCAGGCGATGCGGCAAGAACTGGCGACTCTGCGAGCTGCTCTCACACCTCTATTGGCCGATGCAGGATGGCTTACCGTGCACGATGCTGCCATGAAGTACCGCGTCTCGGAATCGACGATTAACCGTTGGGTTCAGGCTGGACGCATGGAAGCCAAAGGCGCCGGCGCGTCACGCAGGGTAAAGATGATTGCCTGAGCGCAAGCAGGTCAGACGGTGGAAAGCGGAAACGAAGGACAGGAGAACTGATTTTCTGGGCGGGAACCGGGCATTCGCTGCGGTGGGCACTGAGGTCTGCTGTGCGGGACCTTTCTGCCGTTCGCTGCAAGTGCATGATCCTTCGCTTCGCCTATCCGGCATCTGGAAGGGAGGGCGGAGAGCGGACTTTCTCTGCACGTGCAAATTCAACTTTGCTAGATCGTGGAAGCGGACTTTCAACCTCGCTTTCGCTACGGGAAACGGCAGTAAGCCACGCTAGGGGCCTTAACGTTGCGGAAAATCAACCCGCTGAGCTACGCGAGAAGCGCCTACCTCTAACGTTGTCGGCGAAATTTTCTTAACTAAGGCTTGTACCGCTCCCGCATTTCCTTGTCGAACTTGACCATGTCGAGGACGTATGAGGAGAAGACCAGCTCGCGGGATCCGATCGAGTAGCGACAGGATAGGGCATCAAGCGCCGCCAACTGGTCGGAAGCGATGGACTTTGGGCCAAGATATGTGATGAGGTCGGCAGTTTGAAAATTGGGTCCGATCCAGAATGACAAACTTTCCTCTTCCGGCCCTTTTATCGCGGTGATGCATCCGCTTGTCAGCACATTGATCAGTTCGTGCGCTTGCCGGATCGGGTGCCCGTTGAGACTGGCTCCGTGGAACACCCGGTTTGCAATGACAATGCCGGTATGAACAACGCATTTTGAATTTTCCTTCCAGCCAAGTCTTTCGAATAGCTTTGACTGGTTCGCGGGGTCCGCAAAAATGTCTTGCCGTATGTCGAGTTGCTTCCCGGCCTTGCGGATATGGTCCCAACTGTTTCGCGTCTCATGGACAGACACAGGGTGATAAGCATTCTTGCATTCGAGAAGGATGAGCGCATCATCGCGTCTTGCGACGATATCCAGTTCCAGCTTTTGCCCGGCGATCTTCGCCTTCAAGTCGCTTTCGACCTCGAACCCAGCGGAGCGGAGCGCGTCGGTGACAGAGTGAATCATGAGGTCCTTCGAACCGATCGCTGCCGACCGGAAGCCGTTGGCGACAATGGTGTTGCGGACGAGGTTGGAGACCGCCACTACATGCGGGGCGATCATGTAGTAGCCGCCGACGTCTACAAATGGACGGTATTGGAGATCGAGATGCCCATCTCCAGGAACCATCTTTAACAGCTCGATAACTTCACGCGCCTTGTCCTCGTTGCCAAGGATTAGCTGCATGTGCTCAACCATCGCCTCGTGCGAAATAGCCAAGAGTGTCGAGGTCAGCGTCAACTCTTCGCGCTCGACTGCGTCTTGGATATCTGCCAGCCGACGCTGGTACGCGCAACTAATGAAGTTGAAGTAGCGCTGCGTCTTGAGGACGTCCAGCGATGAGATTCGGTCTGTGATGGGGAAGACAAGGTCATCGAACGTTCCGAAGTGGTCGATGTCCAGTTCCATGAGCATCTGGATCTCATCGCGAAACAGCTCATCGGTTGTGAACCAGGCATCGAAGACTACCGGGATTGCAGGCATCAGCAGAACGAAGCGTCTTACGGGATGATCTTTAATCTCAAGCAGATTGTCGAAGCTGCCGCGGTCAAACCCCGTGTCTATCAGCGTTCGAATAGAAATTGGCTGATCTGCTTCCTGCAAGTGGAACTGCCGAATAAAAGTTTCGGTCCGCCGCTGTATGAAGCCAAGGCGCACCGCGCGCTCGACGTCCGGATCAATTGAGGAGATCGTGACCTCCCCCCCTTTGCGGTCCGCACGGTATGGCAACCCATCGATGAGTTGCTCCGCCTCCCTGAATTTCGCCAGACGAATTGCGGCGACCAACAGTCGTTCGTAGACGATCGCATTTTTCCCTGCGGCATCGGTATCCACATGTGCGAGGGACATACCATCGACCGGGAACATCGACGCGTAGATATGTAATATGAACGATGCTGCCTCAGCGTACTCCTCAGAAGAATAACGCCTACTATCTAGCGAACTGGCCTCGTGGTCGTTGATCCATTCACGATAGAAAAGACTGTTGATCAATACGAAGATGGTTTTCAGCACCCTCGAACGGTGAGCCCTCACCTTCATCTCGATTTCTTTTTTCAGCGTTCGGGCGTTTCCCGCGACGCACGTCAGTGCCTCGACTGACTCCAGGTAAGCGATCCGATCCGGCGACATGTCGAAAACGTCACGGACGCCAAGAACCGCCTTAGCTATCCTGCCAATCAGGGAACCTCTGTATTCGTATCGCGACGCACGGAGAACGCCTTTGCGCCGCATACAGGAAATGGCGTGGTCGGGTTCGAAGAAGATCATCGCCATTGCGGTCGCTATGGCCTCACCTGCCCGATTCTCAGCTAGGTGCCCCGAAAGCACAGATACATGCGCTTTCACCTCTGCCGAAAGCGCCGTTGTCACTGGAGGTCTCTCCTCCTTTCGGAGCAACGACACCATGGACGCTTGAGTCTTGACTGAAACCAGGCGGTTTATGAGGTCGGAGACTAACGACGTCTGGACCATTTTGCCCTCTTCCTATTGGCCAACGTCGCAAACAGTATGATGCGTTAATCTATCGCTCGTGAGGCCCGGCCAAATTTGCTGCCTAGGCAGTCTCCTGAATGAGCATCTGCTACTACCATGTAATTGCCTCGTAGCGTACGGGTCGCTGCTCTACCAGTCGTGGAGTATAATCAAACGGCGTCTTTCAGGGTTAGCGTCAAGCCGTTGAGTGACTGAGAGCAAGGCGAAAAGCGGATGTCGCCGCCGAGGTGGTCGAAAGGCAGACAATGGCCGCCTAGGGTGCTGGAAGCAATGCTACCTACCAAGTCCTTTCGGCGAAAACATCAAGTTGCAGACGTAGCTTGCGCAGTATCCGATGCTATAGTTTCCAATCAGTGAATTGATTTCTGTTCCCATGGCAAGTCCTCCTATGATTGACATCGGCCCAATGCCGAAAGTTCCAAGTGCGTAGAGGATGCCGGTCGCCAGAAGCAAAACAGCAATTATCGACTTGAGAGTATGACGTTTTCCACACGGCGTTTCCGCCGAAAGAACTCGGAGATTTTATATAAGTTCTAAAATATCGTATTTCAAGTGTCTTCCTGAATGGCCGTTTTGGCAAAGCTGCACTGCGGCGCGTTTCATGCTCAAGTACGTCCGCTCCGGGCCGTCTTTGCGAATTGGTGCGCCTAAAAGCAGCAACTTAACTTCACGCCGCGTACCTCCCATCCCCTCCCTTCTCGGCCTGCCCCAGCGCCGCCAAGCTGTCCAGCAACGGCGCGACCGATGTTGTGCGGGCGCGCATGAAGCGGCGGGCGATTTGTTCGGGGGTGGCTTCTCCCATCTCGGCCAGGGCCTCTCGGACGGCGGCGATCTGGTCGGGGAGGGTTTTGGGCCATGGGGCCTTTTCGATCTTCGCCGCCATGCCGACATCCAGTTCGGCCTGTTTGCCCTTCGTCGCCTGCTGACCGGTGGGGTTCTGGTAGTCGGGGCGCAGCCAGCGGATGTGGCCCTGCGCCTCTTCCTCGGCGCGTTCCTTGTTCAGGGCGACAAGGCGGAAGAGAATGTCTTCATCGCTCAGGTCCGCGGGCCAGCCATAGGCGCGGGCGACCTCGGCATCGATCTGGTCGTGCAGGTCGCGCAGGATGCCGATCAGACCCTGATCGTAGATCTCGCGGTCCTTGCCTTCGATTGGCTCCCCCGCGCGGAGCTTTTCCAGAACGTTGTACATCTGGGTGAGCGTGAGCTTGGGATGCGCCGCCTGCTGACGCTTGCGGTGGGCGTCAAGGTGTTCGCCTAAAGTACGGAGGCTTTCTCTCTCATTGTTTCCAAGATCGGGAAATGGAAAGGGTGAAAAGGTGTTGGCGCTGTTATAGCGAGGCCGATCTTCCAGCGTTCCAGTACTTCCCTTGCACCAAACCAAATGGACTCTAGAGGATAGACAGGCCAGTAATTCCGGCTGGTCGGTAGCTATTGCATAGACCATCGCGTCCGGAACTATTTCGCTTCCACAAAACTGGAACACGCGATGCTTAGCGGTATATGTGGTTCCTATAAATTGGCGAATTCCGCCGATAGCACTCCGCAAAGCGGGGCGCGGTTCTGCGAATATCCACCAAAGTTTTTTATACTGTGGCCGTGAATTTTCTTCCCTAACGGGTTTTACGCGATCAAGAAGATAGGCGAAAAGCGTTGGATAGTCTCTCTTCAGCTCTTCCAAGTCAACCCCGAACAGATCAATTATGGATTGGTGGCGGGGTCTGTCAATGATATCCTTGCCAATGTAGTATCGCTTAATTTTGGCTTTTTCCTTCTCTGACAATCGCATTTCAAGTGCATCTTTCTCTGAAGAACCCAATTTAAAGCCATCGCCCGCGGGCACAACACCTTGGAAGCACATTCGATAGTTTGACCGCAACGGCTGCAACTCAGAAAAGTCCGGGACATCGGCCAATCTGCTGTTAATTCGGTCAACCGATTTTTCCTTTTGGTCTTCTGTGCCTGCATTCTCCAGAATTCTGGGCTTTTTGATTTTGCGACCGGAAGCTACTGTCATTGCAATGCGAACAGAAGCACCGTCGGATGAGTCCACCCAAGGATGGTTCGTGGTGGCAAATACCAAGTTTAACTTAGGCTTACCTCCCGAGATATTCTTGTCAACAAGCTTCCGCGAGTAATCTTGCGTGATACTGTTTGTCGTAATTAGCCCGAAACGCCGTGCAGACTTATGTTTGACAGCCTCCGCGGCTTTAGCCCACCAATACATTACGAAATCAACTGTATTTGGGACATTTTGATACACGGCCCGCAGTGTTTCAACGTACTCTTCCGACAGGGCGGACTTAATCTTGCGCGCCCCTATGAACGGCGGGTTGCCGACGATGAAATTCGCGCGGGGCCAGACCGTCGCCCTGGGCTTCGCATAATCGTAGACCTGCACGCGCGCGGCCGGGTCGGGCACCTCCTCCCCCGTCACCGGGTGGCGCATCGTCGTCACCCCGTCCCAGCGGGTGACCGGATTGCCCTCAGCGTCCATGCGGGGCGTCCGGTCGTCCCATTTCAGCACCGCATCGGCATTCGCGATATTGCGGAAGTCGCGCAGCACCGGTTCCGACGGCGCCGCCTGCCCATGGGTACGGTAGTGCCATTGAAGGTAGCCGATCCACAACACCAGCTCGGCCACGTTGGCGGCCCAGGGATTCAGTTCGATCCCCAGAAACTGGTGCGGGTCGACGGTGATCAGGGGCTTGGTGTCGCCCAGATCGACCATGAGCGAGGTCACCTCGCCCTCCAGCCGCTTCATCATCTCCAGCGCGACATAGAGGAAGTTGCCCGACCCGCAGGCGGGATCGAGCACGGTGGTTTCACACAGCTGCGCGTGGAAATCGGCGACGAGCTTGCGGGCTTCGTCTTTCTTGCCGTCTTCCGTCAGGCGCTGGACGGCGGTCTGCACATCGCGCCAGTCGTCCCGCAGGGGTTCGATGATGGTGGGCGTGACCAGCCGCTGCACATAGGCTCGCGGCGTGTAGTGGGCGCCCAGCTTGTGGCGCTGGCGCTTGTCGAGCGCGCGTTCCAGAAGCGTGCCGAAGATCGCCGGTTCGACCTGTTTCCAGTCGGCCTCGGCCGCTTCGATCAGAAGGCCCAGCTGCAGGTTGTTCAGGGGCAGCGCATCGGCATCCCGAAAGAGCCCGCCGTTGAAGCGCTTCAGGTCCTGCATCAGCACCTGGGAAAAGCCGCCGGTGTTCATCGTCTCCCACAGGCCTTTCAGCGCCGGTTCGGCATGTTCCGGGTGGCCCCGCAGCTTGCGCAGAAGCTCGGTAAAGCTGCCGCGGGGGATCAGGTCGACATCTTCGGCGAACATCGAAAAGAGGCAGCGCATCAGGAAGCGGGCGACGGTTTCGCTGCTGTGGCCCTGGCCTTCGAAGCTTTTGCCGAGTTCCGCCAGATGGGCGGCGATATCGCGCGTGACCTCGGCCGCTTTCAGTGACGGGTCGAGGGTGAAGGGTTCGGTCCAGATCGTGCGCAGGAGGTCGCGGGTTTCGTCTTTGCGCAGGTCGTCAAGGAAGATCCGGTAGCGGTTCCCGTCCGGGTATTGGTTGTAGCCCTGCCCCTGTTTCGAGAAGTCGGCATAAAGCTCGATCACGTGGCCCACGTCGACGATCATCAGGAAGGGTGGCCAGCCATCGTCCCGGGCGACGGCGCGGGCGTAGTTGTCGGCCTGGTTGCGGGCCTTCAGCATCGTATCGTCCCAGGCGGCGGTGCCGCGCACCCCGTGGCCGGTGCGTTTCTGGGTTCGGGCGGCGGTGCCCGTCGTCAGGTCGGCGGCGCGGGATTTCTTCTGGTTCACGCCCTGCTTGGTTTCCAGAACGAAGTGCCCGGCCCGGTAGACGTCGATGAACCCGGTGGAGCGCTTCTGCGTGTGGGCGAAGATGACGGGTCGTTCGAAGCGGTAATGATCGTTGCTGTCGTCGTCGGTAGCCGGGTTCGGGCGGTCGAGGCCAAGCAGGCCCGTCAGCTCGATCACGAAGAGCTGGTAGTTCGCATGTTCGCTGCCGCCGGTGTTTTTCCAGCGGTCGATGAACTCTTCAACCTCTTGGTCCTGCACTTCCTAGGCTTCCCGACTGAGCTTCGGTCAACCCTATGCGGTCGGGCTGCCTGTCACAATGCATACATTTGCAGACGACGCCAAGCGCGTTAGCAGATCTGCCATTGCCGGTCGTGCGCGGCTAAACGTGTTTCGACTTTTCAGCAGCAGCGAATGTCCGGAAAGCGGACTGCGACCGCAGCATTGAAGTGCCGTGTAGATGGCGGATTCGGGCCGCGAGCGGCGGGCGCTGCGTCCCGCCCGGTGTTCGGCTCGCTGCGTCGCCGCAAGTCTGCTCCGAGCCCGTTCCCCTCATTGGCGACGACGCGCGTTGGGCCTATCCTCTTCTGAAGAAGAGCAAGGAAACACGATGGGCGTACCAACATCGAAAACAGAACTTCTGGATGCAATTTCAAAGACATTCGGCAACCTGATATCTGACCTAGAGCGTGTTCCACCGGAGCTTGCACGCACGGCCTCTATGGAAGGACACGCCGCTGGAATGATGATAAGCCCTGCCGATCTGGTGGCCTATCTGCTTGGCTGGAACGAACTCGTTTTGCGATGGTTGGAGCGGGATGACCGTGGTGAGGTCGTGGAGTTTCCCGAAACCGGCTTCAAATGGAATCAACTCGGCTTGCTGGCCCAGAAGTTCTATGCGGATTATCAGCATCTTGACTGGCAGAACCTCCTGATCCGCCTTGCTGCAGTCAACCACAGGCTGGTTGAAACCATTTCATCCCGGACGCATGATGAGCTTTATGGCAGCCCTTGGTATGGCAAGTGGACGAAGGGCCGGATGATCCAGTTCAATACCTCGTCACCCTACGCGAATGCGCGCTCGCGTATCCGGAAATGGTTGAAAACTGTCAGCTAGGCTCAAGGCAGCTTTCTTTCCGCGCAGCCGACCTTCATGTTCCTGGATTGCTGCGCGATGCATGAAGGGCTGGTTTGGTGAAACTGCCAGGCAGCGATATCCTGCCCGGCGAATGTCCGGTGTGGGCCGACAGCGGCCATGGAGGGTCGGCAGCTCGAATGTGCGCAACGGGCCGGGAGCGCCGGCGGCGTTCCCATCCACACAAGGGGGAGCGGCAAGCTGGCATTCGCTGCGACAGATACGATCGTCCGAGCCGCGCGAGAATAAAGACTCGCATAAACGGCTGATGAGGTTGGCTACAGAAACGGTGGCTATTGCCGGTGAAATAACTGTCCACATTCTGAAACGAAACGGCTGCACTCGGGTGCTGAGTTGCTTTGTTATTCGTTTGGTTTGCTGCAACGAAATCTGAACCGAGCTGCGGAATGCTCATCACTCGAGGGGCCAATATACAAAACGCTGCAATTCACACTGGTGCTGGGAAACTGGAGCGTCTGACCCGCTCGAAGATTGCTCCCCTCACCATTCAAATGCACTACTACACCCTCAACCGATCCGCCAAAAAAACGCTCAAGCCCAAAGGACGCAAATTCTCCACTGGGTGCATCCAAATCTACAGATGACCTTACTGGCAATTCAAAAGCTCCTCCGGATACTCTTAGGTAGCTAGTTTGCGCCGGATCATTGCCGCTTGAAGCGCGATATGCGTCTCCCGAAACCTGAGTTAGGGCTTCGTTGACCTGATCTAATTCACTTGGTGCAATCGTCACATTTCCAGACTCAAGTGCGATTGAAATACGGCTCAATGAACTCACGACATCATCGACATTCGATAACGGCTGGTTGAACATTCGATCATATATTGCAATCACTGAAACCAATGCGGCGGTAGCGCCAACAACGAACGAACCGACAAGGTATAAGTATCGCACCATAGATCACCAGAATAAATATCTGTTAATCGAACGTTGCCACGCTTTGTCAAGGGGGGCAACTGTTTTTTGAGGCTATTTGCGTTCCACCATTTGCGGCAGTCCTCCGCGGACAAACATTCACTTTAATAAATCCCGACCAAAACGGTCGTTTCTGACTACTGCTCGGTCGGTAGCAGCGCCAAGAGGTTAGTCCCAGCGAAATTCCAGGGCAGAACCTACTTGGTTCTGTCGAGTTTCTGACCGCTGCGAGGGCAGACTTTCGCCGCGCCGTAGGCAAAGGTCTCGTAAGGGCCGGAAGCGACCACGGTCGAACTTACTGACCATTTCTCAACGTTTTGATTAATCCAGTCTTTTAGCGATATCCGTGGCGGCCTCGTTGTAGTATCGTTGAAGCATACGGAGATCCCGATGTCCGATCATTCGGGCCAAAGCCAACACGTCAAGCTTCCTCGAAAGCCGGGTCACGGCGGAATGCCGGGAGTCGTGAAAAGTCAGGCCAGAGATCTTGGCGCGGTCACGTACTGCCCGAAACGATGCATCGATCTCCCTAGATGTCAGCCTGAAGATGGGCGCGTCGTCGGAGACTCTCGGTAATAACCTAAGCAGCCTTAACGCCTCAGTGGACAGTGGCACTTCACGCCGATCACCGTTTTTTGTGCGTTCCAGTCTGGCTACTCTAAGACCTGGATCGACTTGGCGCCCTTCGAGCCCCACGATCTCTCCCGCGCGCATACCGGTCTCCAGTGCAAAGCGGAAAGCATGCACTGCACGCGCTCGCGCAGTTGTCAGATCTTCACCCGCGACGAAGATCAGCTTTTCCAGCTCGGAATCGGTCACCAACCGTTCGCGGCCCGGAGGCTCTTTCGGTGCTACTACGTCCCGCATCGGGTTCTCGGGAATCAGCCTCCACACTTTACGCGCATGTGAAAGGGCAGAAGATAACAAGACCCGCTCTCGCCGAACTGTACCCGGCGCCACCTCCCGCAAACGCCGATCGCGCCAGTCGGCAAGATCTTCTGGGCACAAATCGCTGAGCCGAACCGCTGCTATCGGATCGTTTTGCAGCAATTCGATTCGCCGTTGCTCCCAATCCCGCCCCCTCTTCGACGGACTGACCTCGCGCGCATATCGATCAAGCATGGCCCCAAAGGTTAATTTGCTACACCTGCCCGGCTTGGCAGAGGTAAGATCAGCCTCCACAGTTGCAGCCCAATCCCGCGCCTCCTGGCGGGTGGGAAACACCTTGGAGCGGCGGGTGCCGTTCCTAGCAACCTGAGCCCTCCATTGCTTACCGTGCTTCGTAATCGACGCCAT